TGTCGGGCCTGTCCATCGGTTTTGTCACCACCAAGTCAACACCGCGCGCCAAGGGCCGCACGATCACCGCGCTGTCCCTGCATGAAATCTCTGTTGTCGCTGTGCCGTGCCATCCGGGCGCACAGATCACTTCCCTGAAATCGGACGGCACCGCAAAGCCTACTGAGGAACAAAACATGAATACCGAAACTATCGAAGATCCGATCAATCCATCTGCACCGGCCAACGCGCCCCAGATGGACACCAAAGCTTTCGACGAAATCAAATCCCGGCTGGATAAGATCGAAGCGAAAGCAAACCGCCCGCAAGGCGTTCACATCACTGGCCCGGTCACAGACCCCGAAACCAAGGCGTTTGGTAACTTCCTGCGCCGTGGTGTCGAACGGATCGCTCCAGAAGAAGTCAAAGCCCTGACCGTCGCAAATGACGCCAGCGCGGGCTATCTGGCACCGCAAGAGTTTGGCAGTGAACTGATCAAGCTGCTGACAGAGTTCAGCCCGATCCGGTCCTACGCGAAAGTCATTTCGATCAGCGCACCCTCTATCGTGTATCCGCGCCGTGTCACCGGCACCTCAGCAACGTGGGTTGCCGAGATCGCCAGCCGCACCGCATCCGGCATGACGTTTGAACAGGTGACAATGACACCGCACGAACTGGCCACGTTCACGGACGTGTCGAACGCGCTGCTTGAAGACAACGCCTATAATCTTGAAGGTGAGCTGCTGTCTGACTTCGCCGAGTCTTTCGCGAGGACAGAAGGGCTGGCCTTTGTCAAAGGCACCGGCGCTGGGCAGCCGTTCGGCATCATGGCCGCGTCTGGCATTGCCGAGCTGAAAACCGGCGTCGCGGCAAACTTCCCCGCGTCAAACCCTGCTGACGTGCTGATCGCGATGTATCACATGATCGCCACGACTTACGCGCAGTCCGGTGTCTGGATCATGAACCGCAACACGCTGGCCATCGTCCGGCAGTGGAAAGATGGCAATGGCCGCTATCTCGTGCTTGATCCGATCACCGCTGGCGCACCTTCGACGCTGCTTGGCCGTCCGGTGGTTGAAATGCCGGATATGGACGATGTCGGCGCGGACACTTACCCGATCCTGTTTGGCGACATGCAGGGCTACCGGATTATTGACCGCGTGGGCCTGACCACGTTGCGTGACCCCTACAGCCTTGCTGTGAATGGTCAGGTGCGTTTCCATGCCCGCAAGCGTGTCGGCGCAGACGTGACGCACCCTGATCGCTTCATCAAATTGAAGTGCGCGGCATAAGATGATGCAGCGGCACGCATCTGACATCGCTCTGGCCTACGGTGGCAACACCGTTTGGCTCAAACCGTCGCTGCGTGCCGCGACGCACCTTGAGGCATTGCACGGCGGGTTTCCCGCCCTGCTTTCGAAGCTGCATGAATTTGACACCGCGACGATCCGCGAGATTATTCGGTATGCAGCACCTGACCGTGCGGCGGCTCAGACAGTGCTTAACGCCCTGTCTGGCGCTTCCTTGCGCACGGTCCAGCAAGTCATGCTTGCACCAGCCTTCGCACTTCTCACAGCGCTGATGACCCCGGTATCTGACAAGATCACGGGCGAGGCCGCGAAGGCACCTGCAGCTAAGGCAGTCGCATGGGCTGATCTGTATGCAGACCTCTACAAACTGACGACAGGTTGGCTTGGCTGGACGCCGGACACAGCTTGGAACGCCACGCTGCCGGAAATCCTGAACGCCTTTGACGGTCACGTCGATCAGCTAAAGTCCATTCACGGCGGTGGAGATGACCAAGATGCCAACGCACCCACCATGAACAACGATCAGCGACAGGCGAACATTGACGCTGGCCTTGATCCTGATTTTGATCGCGCCGGGCTGCATGCCTTGAAGGCGAAGATGACATGAGCCGCCCGCCGCACCTTTGCACCTGTGGTGCCATCGTGGCGCATGGCGAGCGCTGTGCCTGCAGGGTTGCGGCCACCCGTGCGCGGAACAAGCGCCATGATACAAACAGGCCCAGCGCGCGCCAGCGTGGCTATACGCGCCAATGGGAAGTTGCCCGCAAGGAATGGCTACAGTTCAATCCTGTCTGCACACATCCCGGCTGCAATGCCTTGGCAACTGTGGTGGATCACATCACGCCGCACAAAGGCGACATGATGTTGTTCTGGGATAAACACAACTGGCAGAGCCTCTGCGCCCCTTGCCACAACCGACACAAACAACGGCTGGAGCGCACACTGTGAACTCAGATCAAGCCCTCTGGTGTGAAGTGCTATCCTTGGCGATCAGTGATGCCCTTACTGGCACATCGTCTGCCAGCAAGAGCCGCGCGACGCGCATTAACGAGATCGAGCGCAATCGCAAATACCTGACCATCCAGAACAGCGACTTTGACATGGTTTGCTCACTCGCCGGTGTAGATCCGGTCGCAACCCGTGAGCACTTGATCAGGCGCATTGCAAATGCACCAGCACCAGAACAGCTGATCAGCGTCAAACGCCGCGCACAGCGCCGCACAACCCGTATCCGGGAGCGCGCAAGCACCATGCGGGGGGTAGGCAAAAACATTGCGCAAGATCAGGGGACCGGCGGGGGGACACGCGCACAAGAGACCCCGAATATAACTTTTCAGGATAGAACCGCATGACCATCACATCGCTGCCCTTGCTGAAGGCACAGCTGAATCTCGACCATGACTTTGATGACGGTTTGCTGTCACACAAATTGGCCGTGGCCGAAGAATGGATTGGCAACTTTACCGGCACACCCTTCGCTGACCACGATCCTATCCCGGCATCACTGACTGAAGCTGCCCTGCAGCTTGCGGCGTATTGGTATGTCCAGCGCGAGAGTGCCAGCGACGTGCGGCTGAGCGCTGTGCCGTTCGGCGTCCTTAAGCTTATCAACCCCTACCGCGAAAGTGTGACCGGTCATGTCGCGGCTTAAGGGATCTGCCGCACTGGAAAAGCGCCTGCTGGCGATACCGCAAGAAGTATTGGCGGGCGTGCGTCCGGCACTTGTGAAGGGCGCAGAGGAAGTTGCCGCCAATATGCGGGCGCTCGTGCCGGTCGATGAGGGCGATCTAAAAGCGTCCATCGCCGTCACCGGCCCCGGTGAGACAACGCCGCCTTATGCCGTGGGCGGTGGATCAGTGACTGCCGCGCCTAATCAGGCGCTGGTGACAGTCGGCAACACGGATGTGCGCACCGGCCACATGCAGGAATTTGGCACCGTGAACCATGAGTCACAGCCATTCATGCGCCCCGGTTTCCGTATCGCCAAAGCCCGTGTCCTCAATCGGATCAATCGCGCAATCAGCGCAGCCATCAAGAAAGCCGGTGCGATATGATCGAACCTAGTCTCGCCTTACAAACCGCCGTGCGGGGCACGCTGCTTGCGCACCCGGCAGTGACTGACCTCGTGCAGCCTGAACGCATTCGGGCCGGATCGACGCGTCCTGACAAGTTTCCTTGCGTCGTCCTGTCCGGCGCATCGACGCAATACTTAGGTCGCGCATCGGGTGACCAGCACCTTGCACGGGTGAACGTCGATCTGAACATTTGGGCGATTGAAGACGGTCCAGACACTGCCAAGGCCATCGGGTTTGCCGTATCCCGTGCATTGATCGGCATGGCAGACGAGCAAGACGGGTTTAGCATCGACCAGCTAGACCAGCCGCGCCTGATCTGGTTGCGCGACCCACAGCCGGAGCTGGCGTTTACCCACGGCGTTCTTGAGATCGAAGCTGTGATCCGGTGGCGCGCATGATCAGGGCAGGGGCTTTGCGTGAGCGCATCACACTTGAAAGCAGGCTGGAAACGGTTCTGCCTTCGGGTGCGGTTCATCTGAGCTGGATACCAGAACAGATTTTGCGGGCTGAACTGGTGCAAGAAGGCGCAGAGACGTTCCTGACCGGCACTGAACGCACCGAAACACGCAACGTGTTTCGCATTTGGGTAGTGGACTGGATCAACGCGGATATGCGTGTGATCCATGTTAACCAGACCTATCGCATTGTGCGGATCGTGCCGCTGGATCGGTTGGCGCTTGAACTGCACTGCGTCAACGGGGTGAACGAACCATGAGCGCACACCTGCGCGGCGTGAAACCGCAAGCCAAGACCAGCAAGGACGCCCTGACCAAAGCGCCGCCAGTGCCAGAGTATTTCAGCACCTATGCCGCGGCTGAGTGGAAACGCATAATGCCGCGGTTGATCAAAGACCGGGTGCTGACCAAGGCTGATCTTGCAGGCGTGGAACACTACTGCATGATGATCGGTGTGGTGCGCGAGATCGAAACGAACCGCGCCATGAATGCCGCAAACATCGACGCAAAACTCTTCGGAGTGCAGAACCGGGCGGCGCAAACTGCGCGCCAGCTTGCGGCTGAGTATGGATTGTCACCGGTAAGCCGTACGCGTATTGGATGCGACTTCGACGAAAGTTCAGATGATGACAACCCGCTGGCAGTTTAGTTTGGTGCGCATGCTTTCAGAAGCCCGAAAGCTCTTGGCAGTAGCGGTAAGACATCTTGAACGCATCGATCTCTGCCGACTTATCTCGCAGATCTGCGTTCCGAAAAACTGCCATAATAGTAGTATACGTGTATGCTATTGTTTTAAAAGCTATATCAGTGTCGGGAATTTCCTCACCCACGAAATGCGAATAGTTGCTAGCGAACTGCTCGTAATTGAAAGGTATGTAGGCTCCAACATTATCGGATGCTTGTTGTGCAAGAAGTGCACACAAGCTCATGTCGTCATAGATAGACTTTCGATCTTCTTGAGCGAACGCGATAGAGCTGGAGATAAACAGCATACATACAGCAAAAATCGGTTTTCGCATTTAGACATTTCCTTGGCTTTGAATCTTGATGGAGATAGAGAAAATTTTCAGAAGTTGATAGGGGTAACCTGTTGGTAGCTTCTGTGTCATATCCAGCCTGGATTTACGACAACAGCCCGATAGCCGATCCGCTTGGATACGGCGAAAGAGCCGTTCAGTTTCTGCGCCGATTGCGGCATCCAAACAGCGACGCACCGGGCGGTGCCTTCCAGCTTGCACCGTGGCAAGAGCGGATCGTGCGGCGCATCTATGGCCCCAGGCACCCGGACGGGCGTAGGATTGTGCAAAACGTGTTCTTTCTGGTGCCACGCGGCAACCGCAAGACCAGCCTTGCCGCAGCGCTTGCGTTGCTGCACACCATCGGCCCCGAGCGGGTGCCAGCCGGTCAGGTGCTGTTTGCCGCTGCGGATCGTGATCAAGCTGGGATCGGCTTTCGTGAGGCCGCAAATATTGTGCGCATGGACAAGCGCCTGATCGCGGCAACGCGCATCTATGACGCCTTCAACAGCGCCAAGCAGATCGTATTCAACGCTGAGAACGTCACGCTGCGCGCCTTGTCATCTGATGGCGGTGCTGCGCATGGCCTGACACCCACATTCACGCTGATCGACGA